ATCCTGCATTCGGTCAGAGATAACTATGAATTGAGGACGATTTATGCACCTCTTCTGAACGATTCTGAAAGGGCGCTTCTTGAATTTTCACAGTTGGTCAATGAAAACATTTTTGTGCCAGACAATGAAGCGCGCCGCGATAAATAGCGCTGTTTTGCGAGATAACTGTTGTAAACGCATTTTGCACTGGCAACAACAAAATTGCACAGTGCAAAATGATTCAGAATAGTCCACCCATTACACCTGGCTCCCAATTTGTGATTACCAGCTCCTTGCTGGCCACTGGGTCGCCGTGATTATTCCCTACGCTGTATTTGATACTCAGCTCCAATATATGTAGGCCGTCGAACACCTGGCGAATGTCCGGATGGTCATTGATGCTCACCATAACCTTGCCCTTGCAGGTTCGCATAATGGCGGCCATTTCCACGTATTGCTCCCATCCGAAGGGAACGCCATAGCCCTCAGTCTGCCAGTAGGGCGGGTCGAGGTAGAAGAAGCTGTGCGGGCGGTCGTAGCGCTTCATGCAGTCCTGCCATGAGAGGTTCTCTATATAGGTACCATCCAGGCGCAGGTGCGCGGCGCTCAGGCTTTCCTCTATCCGGCAAAGGTTGATTGCGGGCGTGGTGGTGGCAGTGCCAAAACTCTGGCCATCGACGCGGCCGCCAAAGGCGTGGTGCTGCAGGAAGTAGAAACGCGCTGCGCGCTGGATGTCGGTGAGCGTTTCCGGCTTGGTCGCCTGCTGCCATTTGAACACCTGCCGGCTGCTGATTGCCCATTTGAACTGTCGGACGAACTCCTCGAGGTGGTGCTGCACGACACGATACAGGTTCACCAGTTCGCCGTTGATGTCGTTGAGTACCTCAACCTGTGCCGGCGGACGGAGGAAGTATAGAGCCGCGCCGCCGCAGAACACCTCGACGTAGCACTCATGGGGAGGAAACAAGGGGATCAGTTTGTCGGCCAAGCGGCGCTTGCCGCCCAGCCAAGGAATAATAGGTGATGCGTTTTGCATGATCTGCAAGCCTTTCTCTCGATGTGAAAATCGTGCTAGGCTTACCCCCGCCGTGACGTCATGGCAGGGAGCCTTGGCTTTGGCTCACAGGTTGGTTCTGTGGGTTAAAGTGGCCGGTACCGTGTTAGCGCACGGTACCGGTCGCTTCCTCTTTAATTATGGCGTCTCAACATTCTGAAGGGAAAACCATGCGGTACGCTGTTGCTGTTTTTGTCCTGGCTGCGGTTTTTTCCGTGCTTTCTGGATGTGCCGGAACTCAGGGATACTCAAGGATACTTGCCGGCGCCGGCGCTCTTACCGTCACCGAACCTGACAGCCCCACCCACGATTACAAGTTCCATTTACGCTCCACGGTGGATTTTGACTTAAACACCAACGAGGCCGCGGATCGTTACAAAGTTATCCGCGCCTACCTGGAGGAAGAGTGCAAGGACATCTCCATCGTGGACGACAAGTTTCTCCCCACAGGCGGAACAGGAATCGCAGGTCTCAAGCTAGGCACCTACGTCATCAAGGTGAAATGCATTCATTATTTTGTTGCACCCCCTTCATCCTGACTTACATTCCCCTCAACGCTATTCCCGCAATGCCCCGGATCGATCCGATCCAACAACCGGCACAGCCAGCACCCCCAGCGTTTCCCCTTCAGCCGCGCCTTCTCTGCTCGGCTGGAGATGGTTTGCACCTGGTTGTCGTTGGTTGTGGCATTGCCCAGCCGGTCGTAGGCCTTGGCGATGGTCCAGGCGCGGTCGGGGTTGGTGAGGATCGCCCACCCCATGCGCAGTGCCGAGAGCAGCGCGGCTATCTGGCAGAGTATCCAGATCACGCACAGTAGCGCGGTGCGTTTCACGGCAGCACCAGCAACGGCAGTTCGGCGATCAGCTCGTCTGCCGTTGGGATGGCGCGGGTGCCGGATTGAACAGCGGCCATCACCTGATAACAATACGCCCAGCAGCTATCCATCCAGGTCGCGTAGGCAACGCCTTCGTCGTGGAAGGGTCCGGGGTAGCCAGCGCGAATGGCTGCACTTTTGATGTCGTCGTATCCGCGAGCTTTTGCGCTCGCGTTCAAGCGATCCTGCACTGCGGATTCCAGATCGGCAATGATCTGTTCTGGCGTTTTAACCGGCTCGACATAAAGTGCAATCGGGCCGAATTCACCGGCTACCGCTGAATTAAATAGTGTTACTCCATGAGCTTCGCAATCGGAAGCGGAAGCGGAAAATGGGACATATGCTCCAATTTCTTCAAACAACACTTCGAGGTTGATATGTGTATTACTTACGTCTGCCCACTGGGGGTTTCTTGCTGAGATAATGTTCATTTATGCAATCCTTTGAAATAAAGTAGACCCACCGGAACCGGTGATGGTGCCCAGACATCGCCACGTGCCGGTCATAGCCGCGCTAATCGTGTCATGACTGTCTGCCGGGAAAACCAAATTACCGGCGCAGGTAGTTCCTACCGATATTCCCACGGCTTTGAACGCGAATAAAAAACTCCCCACGGCGTTATACCCATGATCCACGCCCACATAAACCCCTGAGTGATTATGTGTGTTGACTGCGGGGGTGTAGGTTAGGGCCGCGACGATCGCCGCCGAGGTCAATGCAGCTGCCTTGGCCACCGTTTTAAACACCATTCCATCTGCCAGCACAAACCCGCTTTCACCCGGCCCGAAAGCGGCTGTTGCGGCACCGTCAATCAATTCTGCCCCATTCGGATCGACCGTGATCGTGCCGGCACCTGAATTTTTGATCCCGAACGCAAATCCGGCCCCGAGAGTTGCTGCAGCGGTGAGGGTGAGGGTCCAAGTGCCGGTGCAGTCAATCAGTTTGCCCCGATCCGCCGCGACGACGGTGTAGGCGGCGGCTTTGGCCGAGACGCCGTTGAGCAGCGCGCCGAGGGTGGCGAGCGCGGTGGCTTGGGTACCGTCGGCGCCGAATAGGCCGGCGAGGAATTCGCGCTGCGCGGTTTGCGCAGTTTTAAACCCCCCTTCCGTCACGCCGGCGCCGGTAAATGCTGATGCTGCGGGTAGTGCTGTCGGCATTTTAATATCTCCACATTGCGGTAGTGTCTACCGCGTTCCACATCAAGGTAGTGTCGGCCGCGAACCACATATAGTCGGCCAGCAATCCGTAATTCACCTGCACCCAAGGCCCGCGCGCGAGGCCTACCGCAGCGACGCGCAGGATAGTTGCAGATCCGTAAAGTGCGGTGGCGGTGAAATTGCTACTGCTCACCTCGCCGCTGCGCGTCCACGCCAAGCCGTCGGTGGATTGCTCGATCAGGTAATATTCGGCCCACGGACTGGGCTGCCAGGTGAGCAACATTTTTTCGGGGTAATTAGGCACGGATACCGCTGTTAGCCCGATAACCACAGGCGCGTTAGTGTAGTTGGCCAGTTGACTGGTCTGCGCGGTGGGAGCGACCTGGCCCACCTCGGCGGTATGGACGTTGACATCCTCGTTGACGGCCTCGATCTCGACCAAGTTTAGACCGCGCGGCCGCACTGCCAGCACGCGGCCCGGCTGCCGCCAGGTCTCTGCCCAGCCGAAGGTGTAGTGGGTGCGTTCTTCTGCGCCACCGGTGTAGGGTGTGGCGTCCGGGGCTGAGGCCAACACAACCTCGTGGGCGGTCGCGCCCGCGGCGACGGCGTGAGGCCCGTCCACGCCGCCGTCGCGCTTGCGCAGGGCGATGTAGTGGGTGCCGGCACCCCATTCCGGCGGCTCGGACAGGGTAGCTGTGAGGCTGTCGGCATCCCAGGCGACGATCTCGCCGCCCTGGCCCCAAGCGGGCATGTCGTGCTGGATGGCGATCAGGTCGCCGAAGCTGGGGATGAACCCCTCCATCTCTGTCTGGAACTTGATGATCTTGCGCCGGTAGCGGTTCGAGGCGGCCTGGTACATGCCTTCGCGGAAGGCGTGGTCACGATCCGTGACGCCGAACAGCTCGATCTTGGCAGGGCGCGCCGCAGTGCTGCCGGACAGCTTGGCGCGTACTCGGCGCGGCGCCCAGTTTCCGCTGTCGAAATATCCGACATCGATGGCGTCGGCCATGTCCGCTGTCGGCATCAGGTAATCCACCGAGAAACTGCCCTTGACGATGTTGCGCATGGAAAACAACGCCACCGGAATGGTGGCCGCCTGGTCGCGCATGATGCGCATGATCCCGCCCTGCATGTAGGGCTTGGCGCGTCCTGCGCCTGCCATCTTCGTCACCGCTTCCCAAAAGCTGATGAAGTTGTCGAAGCGGGCGTCGAAGTGGTCGCCGCGCGCCGTCCAAGTGGCATCCAGCACCAGGAGGGTAGCGAGGTCGATCTGCGCGTCCGTTAGACCCATTTGCTTGCAGGCATAGGCAATCGGCCAGGCGATGGAGCGGGTAGCGGTGTTGGCGCTCCAGGTGGCGCCGTCCCAGATCGGCAGCTTGCGGGTGGCGATGACGTTGACCTTGCGGCTGGCCTGCATGGAGAGGTTGTTCGACGCCCTCATGCGCATGGCGATCAAGGTCACATCGCCGAAGGTGCGGGATTCTGGCAGGTAGGCGCGCAGCCCGGCCCACACCACGTCATGCCCGTAGCGGGTATCGGTCTGCTCGATGTCGGTTCGGCGCACGCGCACCTCGTAGCGCGCGGCGGCGACTGTGTAGCGCTCGGAATGCCGCTGCGGGGTTGTTGTCGCTGCAGTGTAGCTGGCGCTGCCCAGCACCGTCCATGATCCTGTCGGCGATCCGGCATCGTCAACGGTGCGGCGTTCGGCGGCAACGGAGAGCGTGACATTCGAAAGCGAACCGTTGTCGTTGGCGTAATAAATCCCGCGGGGCATAACGAAATCTAGCCCGAGCGCATTGACGGTACTGCCGGAGGCGTTGGCCACAAACCCGCCTAGCCAGGGCGAGACGGTGACGTTGCCGCTGGTGGTGGCGCTGACTGCGGTGACGGTGAAGGTATCGGCGGTCGGCGCTGAGGTGACGGTATAAGTGCCGTCCGTGGCCGTGCCGCTGGTGATGTCCAGGTAGACGGACTTGCCTGTCGAAAGGCCATGCGCGGCGAGGGTGACGGTGAGCGTGGTCCCGCCCTGCGAATAGGTTGCGGCCCTGCATGACAAGTCCTGTCCGCTTACCTCGACGCTGCTTACCACGGCAGAGGGGAACAGCGTGGGACTGGTGTTCGGCGCAATCACCTCATAGGTAATTTCGTCGAATGCACCGATCGCCGTGTCCTCGATCCGGATCGCCTCGATGTCATACTCGCCGCGGCCGACGCACAGAAGCTGGTAGAGGAATTGCTCGTTACCCACATATTCGACATAGGGCTGGGCGGCGAAATCCATATAGGCAACAAGCCGCCCGAAATGCTCAGGGATGGCTGCTTCGAGCCGGGCGCTGTTGCCCTGTGCCTGGAGGCTGTAGGTCGGGCTGGGGGAGGCCAGCGCGGCGGTTTGCTGCGCGCTGGTTTGTGCCGTGGGCGGGGGCAGGATGGCGTTGACCAAGGCGGAACCGACCATACCGATGGCGGCCGTGGCCACTGAAAAAGCTACTGTTCCTGCCGTAAACCCCATTGATGTGGCTAGATAAGGGGCATATACCATAATGGCGATCATCGCCACCATCTTCAGCGGATTAGAGCCTCCGCCTCCGCCGTCCTGTGGTATCGCGTTAATATCCACGAAGGCGAGGATATCGCCCTGGTGGATGCTGCGGTCCCAATTCTCCCGCAGTACTGGCTGACCGTTTACCAGCGCAATGTAGGGCAACTCCCATTTAGGGTCGTATTCCATCAGCGTGCCGCCGTGGACGTACTCGATGACTCTTTTTTGTGGGCACAGGGCGTTTTTCAGGTAGATGACGGAAGCGGTCATGGTTTCCCCGTAAACCGAAAATGCTCTTTTCTGCCGAACCCGGACAAGCGCCACGATGCATCTTGGGTGAAGATCACCCCAATGCCACGCGTGCAGTGCAGCACCCCGCCGCCGTCAACGTCTAGCCATGTGCCGATGTGCAGGGGTTTGTGGATGATCACCGCGTCACCGTGCTGCGGCGCTGCCACCGGCGGCCACCGCCCGCGCTCTTCGTGCCCGCAGAAAAGACCGGCCAGCGCGGCGCCATCCTCATAATCCGGCGCGATGATGACCGGCACCTTGATACCGAAATGCCGCCCCTGGATCATGCGGAAAAATCCCATGCAGTCGTAGGCATCCGGACCTTGCGCGCCCGCTTCCCAGGGCAGTCCGATGTATTGCGCCGCCCAGCTCATGTCAGCAGCCCAGGAAAGGTTTCAGCATCGTATTCGCTAGTCGGGAAACGTCGGTTAATCAGATCCGGAAAACCGGCGACCGCCTTGACCCTGAACACGTCAGCCGTGATGCTCATGATGGTCATGTGGATCGGCGGGTCATTCTGCGGTGCGCTTAGGTCGGTGCTGATGAACTCGCGGTAGGTGCCCTGCACCAGATCGGTGGTAGCCAGCGCGGCCTCAATGTTGGCGACGATGGAGCGATCCACATTGTCGATCTCGATACTCATTTGCGGCACGCCTGTAGCACTTACTTCTGGCTTGGTGAAATCAAAAGCGAAGCGTTTGAAAGTGGCTGCTGCGCCAGGGTCTGCAGGCGCGGTAGCCTCAAGTGTGGCGATCAGGTCCTCGTAGTCGCGTACAACTCTGATAGGCGTGGTAAAGGCCGGGTGACGCAATTCTAGGGTGTGATAGATCACCACGTTGGCAGGGGCGCTGGCGTAGGCTTCCTTGATGGCCTGCGATAGGGTGGCGTCAGGCATTACGCACCTCCACCTCGGCGGTGACGATCCAGTTCAGACCGGGCCGTGGATTGCTCTTCCACATACCGGCGAATTTACATGCTTTCGCGCTCAGCCCGGTCGCGCCCACCGCAATGGTCATGTTGAACCAGGCGGATCCGCCCGCGGCTTCCGCCGGGTTGTCGAACCAGGCGCGGAAGATGTCCATTTGCGCGTCGGTGAATTTCCACATCAGGCTGATCTTGTCGTTCCGCGCCGCAGTGCGCCGTCGCGTGCGCGGTGAACCGATCTCCATGTCGGTGCGGACGCATGGGTCGACCGGAGACAGTTCGTAGCCGTCATACAACGGCACGGGAAGCACGCTAGGCCAGGCCGGCATTAGAACATCCCCGCCGAGCGGTTAAGCCCGTAAGTTCTGCCCAGCGCCGCCGGAATCGAACCTGACCCCATGGAAATGTCGGCGGCGATCGATCCCTTCACCTGCTCGACGAGCACGTCGATGATCTTGTTCCCGCCGCTGTCGCTGCGCTGCTGTTGCTTTCCTCCGCCGCCGGGTGACTCAATGACGTTGATAGTGACGTTGGATCCGGATAGCGCGCCGACCGGCGCCAGCATGCGCATCTGGCCCGGAGTAAGTACGGATTCTTCGTCGGTGATCACCGCAGCCCGCTCGCCCGGACCAATACCCGTATGGAAGCGAGGCGCGGTGGCGAACACGGCAGCGGGAATCGTGCGATGCGCGGCCGGGGTGTCGCCTGGTCCACCGCCGGTGTGCCATTGCGCGGCGAGCATGGCGGTTTGCTCGCTGCCGATGTTGGTGCCGTAGGTGTTGGCCGTGCCGATGTTTTTAAATATTCCGTCGAATATCCCGCCCAAACCTCCGCCGCCCCCGCCGCCTGCTATGCCGCCTGTGCCGGTAACGGCGGCTTCTAACTGGATAATCCATTTTTTCATCGTGAGCTCGTAGAGCAAATCGACGACAGAGGTCTTGATTGCCCGTCCAAAAGCCTCGGCCGCGCTCGTGCCGTCACGGCTGAATACCTGAACAAATGTCTGCTTGCCAACGGATTCCACGGAGTGAAAAACCTTCTTCCATTCCTCTTCTGTTTTCTTGGCGGAGTCCGCGCCGGCCTGCTTGGCATGCCCAGTTTTGGTCAGGCCGCGCAGCTCCTCGAGCTGCTTGATCTGCTCGCCGATCATGGCGGCTTCGGCCTGGCGCCCGGCGGTGGACGACGCGCTGGCCTGCTCGGCGGTCTTCAGTGCGATCTGCTCGTCGATGCGGCCGAGGGTGAGCGCCTTCAGCTGCTCCGCCGTCAGGCCGATCAGCTCAACCTCATGGCGCTTCGCCTCAACCTGCTTGTTGATGTCCTCCCACTCCTTGGCCGCCAGCTGCGCCCGATCCTGGGAAAACTTCAGGGCGTCGGCATTCGCCCGGTTTGCTTCGTCCTGTGCCTTGACAGCCTCCAGCACGACGCTCACTTTGTGTTTTTCCGACTCCGTCAGCTTGCTGTTTTTTCCGAGCAGATCGGTCTTGACCTTGATCGCCCATTTCTCGGTTTCGGTCAGGCTGTCCGTGGCCGCGCCTTCCGCTCGTAGCAGCGCCAGGCGCTCTGCCGATTGCTCCTGGAAGCGGGAAAAGTCGGTTTCCTTGGCGGTTTTTGGTGCATTCGCCTTGGTCAGGTCAGCAGCCAGCTGCTTCCGGCGCTTGTTGTACTCGTCGATGGTGATCTTGTCCTGTTCGAGCAACCCATAGAGCCGCTTGATTTCACCGCGGATCTGTTCATCCTTGGTTCTCAGTCCATTCAGGAACTCTTTTTCATCACTGGTCAGTTCGTTCTTGTAGGGCAACGTTTTTGCAGGATTGGTGGTGGCCGGGCCGCTGCCATTCCTGCGGCGAATATCGGCGGCTTGGCGTTCGGCATCGGCAATAGCAGCAGCCCGCTCCGATCCGGACATCATCTGGTCGAATGCCAAGCTGCTCCGAATGGCTTTGCCTGACTTCAATTCGGCCAGTTTTTCATCCAGCTTTGAAAGCATCGTTCCATCGCTGCGATCGAAAAATCGGAAAACAGGGTCGAGCACTGCCTGCACGCTGCGCTGGATCTGAGTGTTGCGATTGAGAAATTCGCCAATCTCCCAACCGCCCCATAGCGCCATGCCGAGCAACCCGCCTTTACCGGCCTTGCCGAGGGTTTCCAGCTTCTGCAGTGCTGCGCCGCCCAGGAAAAGCAGTGTTTCGCGATTGAGGAGCGCGACCGCCGTTGCGGCACCGGTTGCCGCTGTGCCGATGAATGCGATAGACGCCCCCAACGCGTAGCCGCCCGCCGTCAGTGTCGCGCCCAGCAGCAGAGCCTTGGAGGCAGCGTAAAGATCTTCCGTATGTTGAGTTGCCGTGCGCAACGCCGAGGTCATGCCTTCCAGTGCTGACGCGGCAGCGCTGAGAAATCCGGACGAAGTCACGCCCTGTTTGAATTCCAGCCAGGCCGTGCTGAACCGGTTGAGTTCCGCATTGGCACTCCGCATGGCGCTCGGAAGCGATTTACCCAGCGATCGCTCCAGCTCGGCGGCGAACTTGGGCAGGAAATCATCTGAGATCACCTGGCCTTGCTCAAGCATCTTCCCGAGTTCTGCAGTCGAGACGCCCATCGCCCGGGAGGCGATTTGGAATGCACCTGGCAGGCGCTCACCTAGTTGTCCGCGTAACTCCTCGGCGGCGACCGTACCCTTGCCGATCATCTGCGAGATCGCCAGCAGCGCGCCATCGGCCTCGGCTGCGGACAGCCCCATGACAGTTGCTGCGCCAGACACGGCATTGAAGATGTCGCGCGCCCCTTGGCCTTGCATGGATGTGCCTTGCGCTGCTGCGGCGAGCTTGGTAAAAGAGAGTGATGCGGTGTTCAAATCCAGCCCCAGCCGGTTTGCGGTCTGGCGCAGGTATTCATACTCGGCCTTGGCGGCCTGAGTGCTGCCGGTGGCAAACTCCAGCGAATTCTGCACTCGCTGCAGGGCCGTACCGGTGGTGAATAATTCCCGTGCAACGGCCGCAAGCCCAAGCCCTGCAACCGCGCCTTTTAAAACGTTAAAGGTATTTGCCAGGCTTTTGTTCTGCTGGTTCAGATGGGCGGCCTCGTTGCCGGCATGGCGCGTTGATGTGCCCAGCTTTTCCAACTCGGCGGCCGACACTTGCACCACGCCGACGAGATCCTTCCCGTCGGCGGTGAGGCGGACTCCGATCGTTAAATTATCGCCCACGGTTCAATTCTTTCCGCGCCGCGAATTCCATCACCCGTATGTCGCGGAATACGTCAGCGGTATTTTCGATTTTCATCATGTGCAAAACGCTTTCCACGGAGGGGTAATTCAAGCCTTCGAAAATTCCGGTGAATGAATCCCGGCGCCATTGCGAAGTCAGTGCCTGAAACACCCGGACGGCATCCCAGTTTTCGGGGAACACTTCATAGGGATCGACCTCGTCCGGATCGCCCTCGTCTTCATCATCGCCATGCAGGTAGGATTCAATCTCGTCTTCCGCCACGCCCATCGCGCGCAGATCTTCTGCCGAGTCCTCGCTCCCTTCGTCTTCCGCCGCGCGCGGGTCTTGTGAATCGACCCAGTGACGCGCAGCGCCGATCAGTTTCCCCGCTTGGGCTTCCCGCCCGCGATCGCATTGAAATACTCGCGGGTCACGGCGGACCGGACATAGGAAATTTTCAGCAGCTTGTCGCGATTCACCGGCGAAAACTCGACCACCTTCCCGGCGGAGTCCTGCACGCCGTTGAAACCGATGATCGCGCGGCGCATCAGATCTGCATCGGTATCGCCTTCGCGCGCGGACTGGATGGTCGCGTCGATCTCGTCCTGGGAAAGCAACAGGAAATCGCAACGGATTTCGAACTTGACCGTGTTGCCACCGTCGGCCGGGGCGCTGATCAATACCGGCCAGTTCTTGATTTCCCTGGCATCGTTTTCATCCATAAGTACAAACATATTTTTTTGCTCCTTGGGTTGGGTTTTGTCCCTTACAGGACAGTAATCGTCAGCTCGTCGTTTCCGGTTGCGCCAGGCACCAGCACCAAGCCGGCCTGCAGCATCTGGTTGCCGTTCATGTCCTGGTACGTGGGTTTGGTGAGCTGCACTCCGGGCGCGTCGAGCTTCACCTTGTTGCCGGCCACGGTGCCGTGCGTAATGGAAAGCGCACCGGTGGTGGCGTCCTTGATTGCCGTCCACCAGTCTTTGGTCGCCACGCTCACTGCGCGCATCGCGATGGTTCCAGCCGGCGCGCGGTCGGTGACATTCACCTCCTCGACCCCGACCAGCGATTCGAACGCCACGCTGTTGGCCACATCCACACTGAGCTGCGAAAGGATGATGCCGGCGTAGCCGTGCAACGTCAGATCGGTGGTGTTGACACCATTGACCGGCACCGGCTTCTTCCAGGCGGTTAGCGTCAGCGCCGGCGCAACGGCATCGGTCACAGGCGAATACAAGCCGGTGAACTTGAATTTCATGACCGGCAGTTTCTTGGCCGTCAGATCGAAGCTGACCGTGCCGCGTGCGCCGGTCAGTGTGTGCAGCACGCCGTCCACGTTGAAATACAGCGTCACCGACTCGAACGATCCGGACACCAGGGCATAAACCACCGACACGCCTGCGCTGATGGTCTCGGAGAAGGCGCACGCGCGCAGCAGCGGCCCATATGCCGGCGCCGTGCCTGCCGCGCCGGATCCGGCCAGCTCGACTTCGAAGTCAGCGGTGACATGGATGGCCACCGGTATTTCCTCGGAGTTACCCAGGTAAGGACGCACCAGGTTGCGTTTCTCGGTTTCCGTTTCCTGCGGGTTGATGTTGAGGTTGCGCACCTGGATGGCATTGGCGGCCCCGGTCGGGACTGGGTCTGTGCCATATATGGCCTCGATCTTGGCCAGCAGCGTACGTTTTCTGGTTAGCATGAATTACTCCTTGGTTTCAGTTGCGGCGACTGGGGTATTCGTGCGCTCTTGCAGCACGCGCTTGCCGGTTTGAGGATCCACGACATAGCTTCCGCCCATGCCGTGGTGTTCGTCTTGGGGCGAAGGGGTCGGCAACGGTGCCGGAATCTTGGATTGTTCTTTCATCACGAATCCCTCAAGTAATAAGCGGTCACGAATTCATCCTGCCACCACAGCAAGCCGTCCTGCAGTTGAAGCAGGCGACCTCCGCCGAAGGTGACCGGGTCATGGTCGGCATCCGGTTGCCACCCCAGGAGCGCGGCAAACACCGATGTGCGCAAACCGGCGAGGTCGCCCTGAGCGTTTTTGCCAAGCGCATCGCGCAGGTTGGAGATCGCCAATATCACCCCGAAACGCACTTCTACCCGTTGCGAAACTGCATTGGCCAAGCCGTTCGCATCGGCACGTTCGGCCAGCGGCAGGACGTAAGCCGCAGGCAGTGCGCCCTTGCTTTTGATATCCATGCCGGCTGAAGCAAAATCTGCCGCGCCAGCAATTTTTTTCAGGGCGGAAACGCTTGTGTCCAGGCGCTGTCCGACGGCATCGAGCAGCATCAGTAATCCTCCAATCGGGCGCGGCAGAACACCCGTACGTTCGCCTGAATCTGCACGCCGCCCGCATCGGCGACCGGCTCATCAACCTGGTCCAACCCCAGCGATCCGAGACCGCGCGCCAGGTCTTTCATGAACTTGATCGCATCGTCATAGCGCGCCTTGACGGCCTCGGTGACGCGCACGTCGTAGAGCTGATAGCGCGCAATGTCGGCGGCAAATTTCGTCAGGATGGGCGGTACGCTGGCCAGCGGAAGTGTGTAGCGGCTGGCCAGGTAACCATTGATTTCGGCATCCGCATCTGCCAGCGCCTTACCCAGCACCGTGGCATCGATCACCGCGCCGTTGGTCCGGTCGGTCAGTTCGGCCAGCTCCTGCTGGCCGAAGCGATCGATCATGTCCTGGGTGGTGGCGTAGGTCATGGGTTAGTCTTGCGCGCCCTGGGCGGTTTTCCAGTCCGTATAGGCGGTGTCACGTTCGGCTGCAGCCACCTTCCATCCCAGCACTTGCTCCAGGACAGCGGTATTCGGGCGTCCGTCCTTCAGCCAGAGCGCAGCATCTTCCTGATCGAGCTGGTTGATGGCCGACAGGATGGCAGCAAGGCGCGCAGCGGAGTCGGTTGGCGCGGCCGTGGTGGAATCGGCAACCTCTTCCAATGCGCCAATTTCGATCAGCTCGCCGGCGGCCTTTTCGTCCAACTCGACGGTTTCGCCAACTTGCCGAATGCCATCCAGGAACTTTACCGGGGTTTTCAAAATGTACTTTTTCATTTATGCCTCCTGCTCTCACCCGCCCAAGTCGCCCTGGGCGGGTGGCGCTATCAGTTTGGATCGATGATCAGGTAGCCAGAGGTAATGCCGGACAGTACCGGGGCACGCTCGTAGTTCACGCCGTAGATCCAGCTCTTGGCGTTATTGTCGTAATACGCCGGCTCGACGGCGGGGTTTCCTTCCATCGTGTAGGTGTAGCCGTAGGACGGTTCTTCCATGCCGGACGGGCTGCTCGGGACGTAGGCCAGGACCGCGTTATTGCCCCACACATCCGCCGCCACATTGGCATCGCTGAAGGTGATCGCCTTGCCGACGATGACCTTCTCCACGTTGAAGTAGTTGGCCAGCATGGCCTCGGTGATCGATTCATGCGTGGTGTACTGGAACTGGGCCTTGACGTTCGGGTTGTTTTTGCACGCCTTGAAAGCCAGTGCCGACAGCATTAAAACATTGGGGTAGACGCCGGTGCTGGCGCGAACCGCCTCACGCCCCGTATCGATATCGACAAGGGGATCGCCCGTCGCCGCGCTCCATTTCGTGACGCCGGCCAGCGTCACTTTGTGACTCGCGTCGTAATTGGCTGCATTGATAGCCAGCGCTGCTTGGTCGTTTTCCAGTGCGAGCTGCATGGCCTTCATGGTCAGGTTGACAGCGCGGGAACCCAGATCGATGCCGGGCACGCGGGAGGCGTCGCGCAGCTGCTCGCGCGGCACCACGGCTTCGAGCGAATCCTGCAGCAGCGCATAGGGCTTGCCCAGGTAGCCGAACTGAAGGCGCTTGGTGGCACCGCCGGGGGCACGCTTGGAATTGTAGAGGCGGAACGATTCGCGGCCGAACTCCAGCACCTGTCCGCCGCTGACTTGAACCGGCACGGCGGGGAACAGGTTGTGCCCGACCAGCTCGGCATTCTTGTAGCCCTGGACAACTGTGGTCAGGATCGGGTCGATGACGCGTGCGCCGGAATTGGTCAGCACCCCGGCCATGCCGAGGAAGGCCAGATCCTGTGCATTGATGACCCCGGCTTGCGCCAGGGCAGAGACCGCCAGCACGCCCACCAGGACGTACAGGGTTTTGAAAAAGTAATTGCGCATGGTGAATCTCCTTTTGAGTTCCCTCGCCCCTTGGGGGAGAGGGTTAGGGTGAGGGGTGGTTTAGCGGCGCAGCAGGACTTCGACGAACTCGCCGACCCCGCCGGATGCGCGGATCGCGTCGGCATAGATGTATTCCGGCAGCGTGGATCCGGTCAGCACCGCGCCGTTGGCGGCAGACGAGGACATCGCCACCGCCCCGGCGCCAACCGCAAGAGCGCTGGCCGCAATGGCGCGACCGGAGGCATCGACGATCAGCGCGGCCCCGACGGCAAAGGCCGCGCCCGTTTCGACTACGGCAGTGCCGATGCAAGCCACGTCCACATAGGTGGCGATGGCGGCGGAACGGTTGGCCACGCCCATGACCTTCTGGCCCTGGACGGTAGCCTGCAAACCGTCGAAGCCGACGGCGCGGTATTCGGTGATCGCTCCGGCCGCGAGAACGGTCTCGGAGTGAAGGTTGCGTGCTTGCTGTCCCATTTAATTGCCTCCTACGGCGTTGACTGCGGTTTGATAAGGGGTGTTGGGGTGCTTGGCCTGGTAGGCCAGCGCCTTGTTGTGAGTTTCGAGCCGCTCGGCATCGACGGTATATCCGCCGGGCGCTGCGAATTCGACGGTTTCACCAGCGCCTTCGGGTTTGACCAACTCGCTGAATTCCACCTGCTTGGTCAGCGCCTGCAGGAAGGTTTTGAACCCTTCCACTAGCGGCTGCTTGGCATCGCCCTCTCCGAACTCGACGACAGTCTCCTGGCCGGCCATGAAATCCAGTGTGGCCACGGCGACATCCAGTTGCGCTGGCAACAGCTTGCCTAATTTGATCAGCCCCTCGGAAAACGCCAGGTGGCTGGCATGGGCGGCAGATCTGACGCGCGCCTTTTCGGTTTCGGCGAACGATGCCTGATTCGCCTTGAGGGTGGCGTTTTCGGCTTCCAGTGCGGCGAGCCGGGCTTTTTCTTCAGCTGACATGGGTTCTCCTTCGGTAAAGTTGGTGAGGGGTGCTGGATCCACGGTTTCTGGTTGGGCAGCGCTATCGGCGAGTGATTGGACATCCCATTTCGGCAGCGCCTTGTCGGCCTCGTCCAGGCCGAACTTGCCGATAATCCAGTCGCGCAGGCTGCGCAGCAGCCCGGCATTGTTGCGGTCATCCCAGTCGCCGAACTCGACCACGCCCTCTTCGGCTTCGGCGAACTCGGCTTGCTTCAGGCCCTTTACGGCGGGCGGCTGCGCGCCGAGGTAGCCGACGTGGCGCAGGTAATAAACGCCAGGCACAGGGTTTTGCGGGGAATCGGGAGTGTAGAAGCTGGCGGATATTTTCTTGAAGCGACCGGCGGTTCGCATTTCAGCGAAAGCAGGGTCAATCTGATGTTCCTCGGCCTCCAGGCCATCGGCGAACGCCAGCGACTTGACCCAGCCATAAGCGGGGTCGTCATGCTTGGGATGCCCCACGACGATCGGCGCTTCGTGTAGCGCCGGGTTGTAGGCTGCGGCAGATGCCGCCATGTGGGCTTCGGTGAAATTCAGCACTGCGCCGCTCATCGCGGTGTGCGTGCCGGGCTTGAAAATCTGAATGGGTTTGGATGTATTCATGCCGCCAGTTTGACGGGCACGAAGGGGAAGGTCTTTTAACCGGTGTTAGTAATTAAACCGGCGCGGGGATGGGTACTTGCAGTGGAGAAAACAGCTTTGTGATCTACGTGGTACCAGCCGCATTCTGAAGCGCATCGCGCAAAATATCCAGCACATCATCGCGCCAGTCGTCAGGCAAACTGACTGTAGGAATGAAGGGGCGAGCCGGAATGGTAACGCTTTTCACGAACACCCTCTGCTTGCCGACCATGAAGAACAGCGATCCGCCGTTCTTTGCAGTGATGGTACCGCCGAAGTTCTGCAGCGCGCCTTGAACCTTGTTGGTGCCGACCTCGACGCTGTTGCCTTCTACCTGGTAGTCGATGCTGTTCATCAGGTGGCCATCATTCACCAGCGGCTGGCCCTGACGAGCCTTGAGCGGCTCCCATGCTTTTCCGTAAGGGTCGTGAGATTCCCTGAATCCGCGCTGGATATTGGCCTTCAGTACGCGGCCGATGGCGTGCAATTCCTGTTCGGGGTCGTGGCCTAGCGCGATCAACTGGTTGAACGCTTCACGCACGGCCTTATCGTCAATCTCTATTTTGATGTCCGGCATGATTTCCCCTATACTTGAATTGCTGTTACCGCCCTGGCAACCGGGAAATTCGCCTTCCGGTTAGGTTTCCGGCTATGCCGGCAGTCTTTGCGTGGAGCGTGGCGTACCACCTGGACGGTCACAGCGCCCCCCCCGATATCAGCACGTAACGCGATTCCTTCAGATTCACGGCCTGCACCAGGCCGCCGCTGATCACCCTGTTTTCCGTCACGATCTCCCTTGTTCCTCCCGGTTGCCGGGTCTTGCGCACGTAATCCACCGCGACCACGATCTTGCCTGTGCGCCCCTTGGCGTCTTCCACCACATTGAACACATAGAGCAGGGTTTGCTTTTCCTCGTCCCACAGGATGGCGGCGGGATCGGCCAGCAATTCCGGGAGGCGCTGAACGTATTCCAGCGGAACGCTCTTGCCGGCATTTGATTTCGCATCGCGCACCAGGTGCGAAAGCTTGGCGTCGTCGATCGCGATCGCGGCCGACTGGGGGGCGGCGTTTCTGGCCTTGCTCAGATAGCTGACCACTGCCGGCGTCAGCGCGCCGATCACATGCCGCTCGCCCTTGGGCGCCATTTCGCCCGCCACCGTTTTCACCCAGGCGGCGAATTCCCGCTCCAGCTCTGGGACGATCTGCTTTTCCATCGAGGCAAAAGCGGCCGCGCCGAGGTCGGCCGGGGCTGCGGCCATCTTGCCGACGAAAAGGTCGCTGGCCTGCTTCAGCCCGCCCTTGCCTGCATGGTAGCCCCAGCCCGGATCGATGCCTTTCGGCACCTGGAACACTTCACCCGTGCGCGGGTTCTCCCATTCGCGGGTATCGATCGGCGGTGCGGTGTCGGGGCCGCTCTTGCCCATCCTTTTCAAGTCGCGCTCGGATAGCTGAATCACGATACAGCGGCAATTCCAACCGTTGGGCGGGTAGTGCGTATCCCACCAGGGATCGTTCCAGCGCAGCACCATGCCATCCCAGGCGCGATGCGTCGGGCGGGTGCGGCCATCGTCCACCGCCACATACATCAGGTAGGGCGCCGACTTGGCGTTTTTGACGACCTTCGCCCAGTGGCCGGCTGCGTATGATGTGCGCAGATTGGTGTCGTAGATGATCTTGAGGCGCCGGCTGCTGCCGAGCTGCACCTCGCGGACCTCGCCGGTAGCTGGGTCGGTCATCTCCTGCCGCCCCCACCAGCCGCGCTGGATCAACATCGGCTTGAGCTGATCCTTGAACCATTGCAGGGACTTGCCCTCGGCGATAGCCTGATCGACAGCATCCTTCACCTCGGCGAGCATATCGAGGTCGAGCATCTTCGCCACGGTGAAACCGACATCGTGCTCTTCGTGCAGCATGTCGCGCCAATCGAAACGCGCTTCGAGACCCTTGTTCCGGAAGAAGGCGAGCGCCTCCTGGGGCACCAGGTTGAAGTTGGCTGCAATCATGATTGCCCGACGTTGCCGAGCAAGGCGGCGTTAAAGCCGGCGTTGGCAAGCGAATCCACCAGCGCGCGGGGCGGATCCTGACCGAGCAGATCTGCGAGGCTGTCGCGGAAGGTTTCCAGATCCCCGCTTTGCTCGAGCATGGCGAGCAGATCGTCCAGTCGGCTACCGAGCAGCACTTGATATTCGCCGGCGAACTTTACGGCGGCATCCTTCATGGCTTGCTGATCGCTTGTTGCGGTCGCCACCTTATCCGCAATGCCGGCAGGAACCTCTGCGAAAGATGCGGACAACTCGCCCGGGCTCGCCGGCGCGGCCGTCTGGCGGTCTACCCAATCCCCGCCATAAGTTTCGTTGATATAAGCGAGCGAAGGCCGGAAGCCCATATCGAAAATAGTCTTGTCGCGCTTGGCCACGGCGCCGAGGTCTTTCTGTTCCTCCACCTTGCGCCAGACTCGCGGGGGATTAGCGCCCGGGACGTTCAGCTCGGTGATCCATTTCACCAGGGTTCGGTTGAGCGTGCCGGAGAGCATGTCGGAATCGGCCTGCACCAGTTCCAACCGCACTTCATTGCGGGTGATCGCAGCGCTCGCGGCCTGCCCGCCGCCGCCCTTGGCGGTGGCGGATTCGCCCAGCACGGCCATCGTGATTTGTTCGTCCATGTAGCGGGCGAGCTTTTCGTAAGTGTCGGTAGCGCCGCCGCGCGTGGCTTCGAGCAGCTCGATCTCCATGCCTGACGGCACGATTACACCGGCATCCTGCGCGATGGCAGCGAGGGCATCTAGCAGCTTTTTCTGCTCGGGCACTAGGGCGCCTGTAGGATACTTGCCGACCGCCGTCGGGCTGCCGAACTTGTCGGCAAAGGTGAGCCAGAAGGTGATGCCCTGGCGCTTGAAGAACACCGGCCAGAACAAACGCGAGCCCAGCCCCAGACCGTAGGGGCTGCCATCCTTGGCACCGAAGCTGTGGACGATGAACTTCCGATCGGGCAGCGCCATGCCTGGAAACATGTTTTCCTGTGTCTTCAGGCGCAGCCGGTAATTCTCATCGAAACCGAAACGGCGCTGGTCGCGCGGTTTTATTCCCGTGGCCACGATTTCAGAGCCCACCGGGCCCCACATGATTTCACCTACTGCAAAACCCTTGAGCAGGGAGTCGAGCAGGTTGAGGCAAATATTGTCGAAGTCCATCGCGTCGATCTGCGCCTCGACCAGGTCGGCCGCTTTTTTATCGACGCGCGAGGGGGAAGCAGGATCGACTTGCCAGTCACGCGAGATCACCGCCATCTTGCGTTTCTGCAGTACGGCGTAGGCGTGACAGTCGCGCTCGATGTCATCGTAGATTTTCAGCCCACGGCCGCCGCCCCGTGTGACCAGGGTATCGTCCTGGTGACGCAATACCCCTCCGAACGCTGGATAAGTGATATCGCGCTGGACGGTCGCGATTTCCTGTTTGATGTCTTTTATTGAATCGGCCATGTTATTTCCTATTCCAGATGCTGCTGTCAGGCTTTATAAAGGGGTTTTTAGCGGTTTGCGCTGCCCGACATAGGCAAGCAGGCGGACTTAGCCCATGTAATCGCCCATACGGGCCGCAAATCGCGTTTTGCCCAAAGATTGGAATTCGATGGGAGAAGTCGGGGTGGCGGCGGCGTGAATTCCCAACCCGAGCGCCCAGAATCGGTCGGCGTGCCCGTTCTCCGATCGCTCGGCTGTAAACCGGATATTTCCGGACAAGCTGGTCACTTTGGTGACCGCGCGCAGGTCGGCCCGTATTTCGGGCTTGGCGGGGATGCGCATTTTTTTATCCTGCATGCGACCGCGCACCGGGTATGCCAGCGCCTCTTTCACCGGGGCGGTAAAGGTAATGCCTTCCACCCGGTATTCGCCAAACTTTTTCTGAGCGTCATCTACCCAGCCGATACCGAGGCCGGTCTTATCGATGCAAGTGCGCTCCATCAGCGCGATGATCGGCCACAGGATGGCCTCCTGATCCGGCTTCGACATCGCCTTCAGCTCGATGACCTTTCGCGTATAGAGCACGTCGCCCAAGCGCTCGAATACCCACATCACCGTCAAATCCTTGACGCGGCCGATATCTATGCCGGCATAAAGCCGACCCCTTGCCGCGACGAGCTGGTCGTAGTCGTATTCCCATTTATCGCCGGTGCCGTACTCGCAGCTTGCGATCAGGTCGTATTCCAGGAACGCCACATCGTCGTCGGCAGGCTCGCACATGTATTCCTGGAGGAAACTCTCCTCGTCGGCGCAGCCGGAGCGGATGAAGTCGAAATACCCGGCCTCGTCCATTTCATGCACTTCGTGATCATCCGGCAGCGACTGCTGCAGCTTGTATAGAAATCCCTGGTCGAGCGCATCTTGAAGGGTGACACGGTGCAGGCTGATCTTCTTCGGATTTCCGTTCTCGCGGATTTCGCGGATGAGCTGGTTAAAAAAATTGTGCGAGCCGCGATGGGTGGAGATGACTTCCATCGAGCCGCCCCAGGTGATGCCGGGGTAAGCAATCGACCACAGCTTGCGCGGATCCGGATGCAGGGCAAACTCGTCCAGGACGCGACCGCCGCGCTTGCCTGCTTGGGCATCCGGATTTGAACTCATGGAATGGATGCGACGGCCATTGGCGAAATGCAGGACGTAGGCGGAAATCTTCTTTTGCTCGTCGATGACGATTTCGCCCAGGTCCTGGGCCACAACGTGCAGCACTTTTGCAAACCGCTTGCAGTCCTCGATGAACAGCCTGGCCTGCAGATCGTCGCGGCTGGATATCCATTGATCCCACTTTGCGCCGGTTTCGGCAGTGCGTTCGACCGCCGCGTAGGCGGTGGACCACGAAAGCCCGATCTGCCGCGCCTTTTCCTCCAGCTTCAGCCGGCTGCGGTCGGTGATCCAGCGCGATTGGTAGGGCAGGAAAATCGCCTCCGGATTGGCGGGTATCACTTTGGCGGCACCCATCAGGCCGTGATTCCCAATGCCTGACGGATCACGGCGATCGTCTCCGGCGATGCACCTGCGGCCTTGGCTGCCGTCGTTGCTTCCTCGGCCGCCTTTGCGCGCTCCTCGGCCCGGATGGTGGCTGCTATCTCTACTTGCCATTGCTTCTGCTTGACCGTCGCGTTGGACAACCGCGCCACCATCAGGCCGATATCTTTGATCGATGCGCCTTCTTCCATCCTCACCAGGGTGTCGAACGCCTTCTGCTGCACCAGCCGGATCAGCGCGTCGTTCATCGCGCCGGCGTCGTCGGGGATGGCATCGGTGATGGCCCTGGCCTGCTCGGTGGCGATGCGGATCGCGGCGAGTTTGTCTTCGAACTCCTGGCCGTAGCGGTGGATGGCGGACTTGCCGATGTCGAAGCCGCGAGCCTTGAGTTCGGCTTCGAGCTGCTCGTATTCGCTGAAATCCTTCTCGATCAGAGCCCGGTCAAGCCAATCCTTGACCTCTGCGGGCAACTTCTTGATCTTGCTGCGCGGCGGCATTACCAATACTTCTTCGGACGGGCGATGCCGGGATCGCAATCGACGGTGTACTCGGCAAGATCCACGCCGTGCCGTGTCAGCTCGGCACTCCAGTGGCCTGATGGCTCACGGATGATTTTCACCAGCTCGCGCTCCTCCAGGTAGTCCAGCTCGCGGCGCACTTCAACCGGCGTGGCGTCCGGGCTGATCGCCTGCACCACCGAAAGAATCAGCTCTTCGGCCGCGCCGATCGGGCGGGCATTGTTGAGCGTCAGAATGATATTCCAGCGCATCATCTCGCGCCGCACCTTGACCACGTCCACCATTATTTTCCCCCTTCGATCCGTATCATCTTGACCTCATTCATCAGCGCATCCATGCGCGCCTCCAGCACCGATTGGTTGCGGATGGTGTCTTCGCGCCGCGTGTACTGGTTGGGCAGGTCGCCGCGCATCAACAGCATTTCCCGGTCTGTGGCGCGGGCTAGCTGCTCAAGCTGAATAAAGCGATTTTCCCAATGCGCCTGGGCCTCGGTGCGGGCTGTCTCCTGCTGTTTTTGGGACTCGACACGAGCCGTCTCCTGTGAGGCGAAGCGCTCGTCCAACCGCTTTTCGATCTGTTTCAGCAGCACCTTACCGAAAGCCCACACAGCACCGAAGAAAGCGATCAGCAGCCCGACCAGCCAGGTGAATTCAATCTGCAGCATCATTTTGCGTCTCTCTCCATCGTCGTCTGGCAGTCCACGCACCGGGTGCATCCCTGCACTGCCTCGCGGCGGGCCTTCGGTATTTTGCCGTCGCAATCGACGCAAACTTTTTTCGACGGCGCGTCCGGCTCCGGCAAGATGGCTTTAGCCTGGTTGTGCACGTATTCGGCCAGCTCCAGTTCCTGGGCGCGCTCGTCAGGGCTCATTGCGCTTTACCCACTCCGACAGCGCCCGGTGCCGTTCCTGGCAGTCGTAATATGCCTTGGCTACCAAGACGTGGTTGGCCAGGACTTCCGCCCGAGAGCCGTCTTTCGCCTCCGGCGGCGCCTGGCATTCCTCCAGGTCCGCCTGCACCGGGCGCTGCCGTATCCGGGGCGGGGAATTCTCCCCGATTGGCGGCGTTGTAGAGGCGCAGGCCGTCATCATCAAAGCACAGGCCACGGCCAGCATCGGTTTGTACATAGCGGATCACCTCATGGTTGATGGTTTGGAACACGCGCTCAATCCGGACGCGGCGCTGGACGGATGCGCTCTCGAATTCGGCGTTTTGGGTGGCCAGTTCGTCGGCCTGGTCGATGGCGCGTTTAACGCCTTCGACATAGCGGACGTGGGCGCTACGTTCTGATTTGAGCTGATTGGCGTGGTAGTGGTCGGACGCCGCACGCCACCCGCCCAGGGCGCCGATGACGACGGCGATCAGCGCAACGTAAATATTCATTCGAAAAATATCGCCAGAACGATCAATGTGAGAACGACAGAAAACCATGCTGGGCCTTGGACAGCAGCCCATATGAAAACAAGCGCCGCCAATAGCAGAAATGTGCTCACTTTATTGTCTCCCCTTCACACTGGAGAAACTCAGCCTTGCGGCGCTTCGCCAATCCGCCGCACAGGCTGGCGTTCTCGGACGCGGCACAGTCCTTGCCCTTGTAGTAGGACCAGCGCGTGATCTCGTAGCAGGCCGTCGCGTAATCGCCGGCGTTGAGCGCCTTTACCAGACTGGACCCGCAAAACGCGGTAGGGCCGATGTTGTAAGCGAGAGAGGTATAGGCGTCATATTCGAACTGATGCAGCGGCACCTTGACGCAACGCTTGATCGCGCCCTCGAACTTCTGCACGTCCTGCAGCGCACGCGCCAGCGCCTTGGGCGGGGTGATCGTGTCACCCATCTTGACGCCGCCGGTCGTACCGAACCCGATGGTCGGCACGTCGCCCTTGACGGGCGCCACCGCCCGGTCGGTGTAGCCCTCTTGCGACACCAGCCCGACCAGGGCGGCGGCGGAAAGCGCCAGTGCGGCAATGGCAGTGCGCGGCCGGATCATGGCTTCCCCTTTGCTCTCGGGTGCTTTGGCCGAGGGTTGAATTTATCGGGCAGGCGGCAGGATGCCTCCGGCCTCAGATACTGGCCCACCGGCAAATACGGGCAGCAGCCATAGCCGAGCGGGGTCATTTTGTCGTCGGGTTTCTGAGACCAGGCAGTGCAGCCGGAGCACGTAGGGGTTCCCGGCCGCTTGTTGGATGGGGGCGGGGATTGAGTTTTAGGTGGGGGATACAAAGCCATGCCGCCAGAATAGGCGGCATGGGGTGCGGGGTCTTTTAACGGGGGTTAAAACCGGGAAGGCAGCGCAACAAATCAGGCGAGATCGGCCCAGTGAAAGAGGTGGCGAGTGGCGCGCTGCCAACCGTTGAGGCGGGCAAATTCTTCCTTATCTTTTTCGTCGTTGCGTTTGAACCCCTCTGCTACCAGCAATTCATTATGGCAAAGCAAGTCGAGAGCACGGAAGACGGGCGGCTCATCCTGCTCAATGCGCAGGCGATCAAGATGGTGATGCTGCCATGCTTCGTAGGTTTCATCGCCGGCTAGAATCGCCATTTCCAGCGCGCCAAATCGAATCTTTAAATCACGGTGAAGACCGGCCTTGCTCGCATAGCTGACAACGATATCCCAGGAGGACAACAAGGCGGCAGCAACGGCCAAAGCGATCATCCAGGGTGCCGTCTCGCCCGGTCGTGCCAGTTCGAATAATACAGAACCGGCGAGCAGTACCGTCAGGCCGGCGGTGATCTGGTGCATCCGATCGAAGAACGCCCGTCGCCGGTCATGGTAACGCAAGGAGCGGCGAACATCGAACAGCAGTTTGTGCAGACGATGGTCACTCATCCTCTCGTCATTCATGGCCTACCCTTTTTTGTTGGAATTTCCATTATCCTTTGGGCCTGGCGCGGGCCGGGTATTGGTAACATCCTGCCTGCTCCCGCGCTCAGCATAGTCATTGCTATTAGATCGTTCCTGCTTGCGCACCTCTTCGTTCAGCGTTTTATGATCCGTGTCTCGTTTTTTATCTTCCGCCATTTTGGTTCCTTTTTCAATAAGTTGAGTTTGTCCTGTTACCAGCCGTTTCGTCATCTCTGACAAACATCAAGCCGCCTTTCTCTCTTTATGAATTGATTTTGCTGCATGGGCTACGCCCCTACACCCTACGGGGCAATACATCAGGCTACGCCTGGCCGTTGCGCTTCCGCGCCCATCGTTATTTCCGTTTCCACCCTGCAACTGTCTGGTACACGGCGGCCAAATCATCATTCGACAGATCCTTCAATGACGCCGCCCCATGTTTTTCCGCGAGCAGCGTATCCAGCCGCTCACCGGCGTCGAGTTGCTTCACGTTGGTGTGGATGTAGGAATATTTGCGCTTGCGCCAGTCCGGGTCTTTGGTCGGGGCGGATTTTGCCGAGCTGATGCGGCCGATCCATTCGCGCAGGAATTTTTCGGCCTTGGGGTAATCGTCCGATCGGATGAGGTGATAGGAGGAGGCTTTCATCTTGCGATTGAGCGCGCTCCAGACGGCGCTGAAACCCTTTGGGCTGCGCTTTACGGCGGACTCGATCTTGACGACCTCGGCTGCCAGCTCTTTCAATTTTGCGCGCTGGGTGTCGCTGATGTGCTCCGGGCCGGGCTGGATAATGATCTTGGGTTTGTGCACCACGCGCTCGGCGTGGATGTGGATATCGCCATGATGGCCGATCATGTTGGTGCCGCCCGTAATCGTGCCGATCCTGATTTCCTGTCCGGTCACATTGCCGTGGATCGTGACATTGATGGAGTGGGCGCTGTCACCACCGTGCGAACCCTCATTCACAATATTTTTGCCGGCCACTTGCCCGATCTTCTCCTGGAACTCCTGCTGCATCCCCATCCCCTTTTTTGTTGTTTGTGATCCGGCGGCGTGTGGTTGGCGCCTAATCCATAATTAAGCCCTGTCCCGCAAAATCAATTTGATGATTGAAATGCGCTCCCGATAAAACGAGATCGCATGACCTTCGCTGTTCCTTATCTGTGCCAACCATAGCGACGGGATAACGACACCACCAACCGCCCAACCCAACATCAAAAGTTCCCCATCCTGCTTGAATAGTTGCCCACTTGTCAGAAGCCAGACGCCAACGAGCAGGCCGGCAACCATCCAGACCGTAGGCACGTTCAGGAATAGGTTGAGGCGTGCTTGCCAAAGCTTGCCGCGGCATCGCTTCAGCTCTGGCCGCAGCTCAGATGTCTCACAATGCCAAAGCATGGTTTCGCTCTGGTTGACGATATCTCGGCCTGCCACTTGGTCCACTGGACCGTGAAATTCCTGAGTCATTTCTTGCGCCTCCCCTGATTAACCACATCCCGTCCAGCGACTTGGTCGACCTGGCTGTGGAAATTCTGAATTGACCCTTCAATCTGTTTTATTTTTTTGCGGGGCGCTACCGTTCCAGCTGCGAGCGCAGCACTTGTCGCCCTGATTGCCGTCTTCCCATCGGGCGGGCAGTGTCGGTAGTTGGCGAGTAGCGTAGCTTCGTCCGGTGCAAGGTCAGGGGCAGCACCGCTGCCAGTCAAAATCCATGCAGGATCGACCCCAAATTTCTGCATAAGCGCTAACAATGATGCGCCATCCGGCAGGGCTTCATTTGCCTCCCATCGTGTAATGGTTTTGCGATTTACGCCGAGTTCATCAGCAAATTCGGCAACGCCCATTTCACCCCGGACTTTCAGGATTCTCACCCCGACAGACTCTTTTTCTTTTTGAGACATAAAAACCCCTTGACATGGGGACATTAATGTCCCCATAATTCAACACACATACAGCAGCAATGAACACAGAACAACCCGTAAGGAGCCGAACCATGAACAAGCTACGTACCGCCAAAGAGGCCCGCGCCGAGCTGGATAGCAAAGGCGTATCCGTCACGTCCTGGGCTGTCGCCAACCACTTCAACCCCAACCTGGTGCTCGAAATTCTGGCCGGCCGCCGCAAGGCAGTCCGGGGTCAGTCTCACAACATCGCCGTCAAGCTCGGCATCAAGCGGGGCGAGACGTGCTCCGATCCTGCCAAAGCGCTAGAACGCCGCGCCGCTTAACTCGTTCACCCCAACCAAGGAGAGCACCATGAAACCCCGTTATTTCACCCGCGAAGTCACCGCAACCAAAACCTTTCTAGCCTGCGCACACTGCGGCATCGAACAACCCGCCGACTACGATGGGGTTCTTGCCCGTCACTGCGTCTCTTGCAGCGAAGAAATTACCCACAACGAACTTTGCCCACATTGCCATACCACTGGCACCGACGACGAGCTGGCGCTGTTCGCCACATTCAAGGGCTGCCCGATTTGCGGCGGCGCGCTCACTCGGCCGGCTGCTTAAGCGGTTGAGCGCACTCATGACAAAACCCGCCCTTGTGTCTCAGAAAGGCGCTGCAATTGGGACACTGGGCGATCAGGCTTCCGCCGCATTCCGGGCAGGCATTCAAGTTGTGATGGTCCGGCTTGTTGAACTTGCATTTTGGTGCGGAGCAAATGACGTACATGGTGTTTTTCCCTCATCGCGTTTGTCATGGTTTCAATTTAACCCGCTGCAAACCATTTGCATAGTAGCAAAACGGCTATTTGTTTGGAAATGCACGAAAGAAAGGATTTCGAATGCCGGCCATTAATTGGAAACGCATGCAGCCGACCAGCCTGATGCACTCGCTGAGGCTGTGCAAGGATTTTGCCAGGGATCGGCACAACCGCTCGGTGGAGCGCGTTGCCGACCTGATGGGCGTTTCCGCCGACCTGCTTTACAAGTGGCTGGGCACCGGGCGGATGCCGGCCAACCTGATCCCGGTTTACGAGCATGCCTGCGGCTGTTATTTCGTCACGATCTGGCTGGCGCATTCGGCGCACAAGCTGGTGGTGGACATCCCCACCGGCAGGAACGCCACCGCCACCGAGGTCAGCGAGCTTTACCAGCAATTTGCCGATGTCGTCGGCAACCTGGCGAAGTTCTACGAGGGCAAGGCTGATGCGCAGGAAACCCTGAACCAGGTCACCTCGCTGATGGCCGGGCTGGCCTGGCACCACGGCAACGTGGAAAAGCATTTGCAACCGGAATTTGAATTTGGGGGTGAGGCATGAACGCCAAGGAATACACCAGCGGTTCGCAGGCGCGTGGCTACAAGGTGCTGATCCTGCTGGCCGGAAACGAGTTCAGCGGTCTGGCGCCGGGCTACCTCGCCAAGGCGCTGGCCACCAACCCGAGCAACATCACCCGCGATCTGCGGGTACTGCAAAAAGCCGGGCTGGCCGAACCGCTGCCACACGACCATAACCGCTGGCGCCTTGGGCCGAAGATCATCCAGATCGCCAACGCCTTCAAGGCGCACATGGAAGACATGACCCGGCGCGCCGATGAGATCAACCAACGCTATACCCGCGACCCTCACTAACTGTGTCGCTGTTTTTATACGTGGTACGCCTGCGCAGAATCATCAATGGAGCCGATTTCGTGCTCGACAGGATTGAAGCGCAGAACGCATCCGAGGCAGAGGAAGTTGCCTACAGCTATATAGAAACCGACCTCGACTTGAGGCGCAACAATTACATGGCTCACGCCGAACTTAAACAAGAAATCATGGAGGGTTAAGCATGGCACGTCCAAAGAACCAGCAAGCAGCAGAAGCCAAAATCCCGGAAGGCATTCCCGCCGGACACGCCATCACGCTGGCAGAGGAAAAACTAGTCCACACCGCAGAGGCGTACACCGATGAGCGCGACCTGATCAATCAATTGATGGGTCAGATACAGATGACCTCTGCGATATCGAAACTGACGACCGTCGTCGGTTTAACAAAATTAGCCCATATCAAGGAAACCAAGCTGTACCGGGCCTTGGCAGGGAAAAAAGGGGTTGATAGAGACGGCAACGAAATTGCCGACGTCGGCACTTTTGAAGGGTTTTGCCTTGCGATTGGCTCGACTCGCCAGAAAGTCGATGAGGATTTGTTGAATCTGCGCACTTTCGGCGAAGAAGCGATGAACAGCCTCACCAGTGTGGGCGCCGGATACCGCGAGCTACGCCAGTTGCGCAAGCTGCCGGAAGACCAGCAAACCGCCCTGATCGAGGTCGCCCGGCTCGGCGACAAGGACTCATTCATCGAGCTGGCCGAGGAGATCATCACCAAGCACGCCAAGGAAAAAGAATCCATCGCCAAAGAAAACGCCGACATCAAAGCCGACTACGAAGCCCAGGAAAAAATCATCTTGGACAAGAACAAGAAGATCGACGCTCAGGAGAAGCTGCTGCACAAGCTGCAAAACCGCTCCGGCGACTGGCACCCCCGCGCCTTTGAAATCTGCATGGAAAACACCCGCATCGGCGCTGGCGCTCTGGAGGCGCTGGACAGGCTGGACGTGATGCGCGACGCGATTCTCAACGAGGATTTCGGCGAGGATGGCCGCGAGGCCGCGATCGAGGCGATGGCGGTGGTGCATTACGACACGCTGAATCAGATTGTCGACCGCGTGGCCGAAGTGATGGCGGCCTGCGAGGAGGTGTTTATCGGCTACAAGGAAAAAGCCCGCCCGATGCTGCAGGTGTTTGGGGAGCAGCAGGGATAGAACACCGCAGCACCCGAGGCCAACCATAGGCCGATAAGAACAAGCAATAAGCAATAAGCAACAGGGAGATAACAAGAATGGGTATTGCCGAACCCGCCATGCTGGGGATGCTGGACGCAGTCCGGGATCTCGCACGCCGCCTCGACGAGGCCGGGCACCGCACCGGCGATGCGGTACTCGCCTTCGCCGAGATGTACGGCTGGAGCCGGACAAAGGTCTACCGCGAACTGGGCAAGGTGGGTTGGAGCAGTGGGCGCAAATCCCGTTCCGACCGGGGCGCGACCACTCAGGATATGACCGTGCTGGACGATGTTTGCGCCACGCTCAAATACGGTGTGCGCAAGAATGGCAAGGCGACGATGCACACGCCGACGGCTGTTTCCATGCTGTCGCAAAACGGCCGTGCAATCACGGTTTCCAACGGGCGCATCAACCATCTGCTGCGGGTGCGCCAGATGAGCCTGGCCGCGCAAAAGCGCGATCGCGCCGTTCAGTCGATGCGTTCGCTGCATCCCAACCATGTTCACCAGGTCGATCCTTCGCTGTGCCTGATTTATTACCTGCCGGACGGTAGCCAGCACATCATCCGCGACGACGAGTTCTACAAGAACAAGCTGGAGAACGTCGCCAAGATCAAGCTGAAGGTGTGGCGCTACGTGCTGACAGACCATTACAGCAACGCCACGCTCGTGCGCTACTACCAGGCCAAGGGTGAGAATCAGGCCAACCTGTTCGACTTCCTGCTGTACTGCTGGCAAAAGCTGGATGGCCGCCTGCTCCACGGCGTGCCGAAAATCTTGCTGTGGGACAAGGGCAGCGCCAACACCGCCGCCGCGATCAAGAACGCGCTGCGCGCCCTGCAGGTGACCCCCATCGAGCACAAGGCCGGCAATGCCCGCGCCAAAGGCAGCGTGGAAAACGGAAACAACCGGGTGGAGTGCCTGTTCGAGAGCCGTTTGCGTTACGAGCCGGTGGCCGATGTGGATGCGCTCAACGCCGCCGTGGAAGGCTGGTACAACGCCTACAATGCCGACGCGATCCCTGCTTACGACGCCCGTCTGAAACGCAAATACATGACCGAGCCGAAGGCGCGCTACGCGCTGTGGCAGATGATCCGCAAGGAGCAGCTGCGCCTTCTGCCCGACATCAGCTTGTGCCGGATGCTGCTTTCCGCCGATTTCATCGAGCGCAAGGTTTCCGCCGAGCTGACCATCAGCTTCAAGCATCCGACTACCCAGCAGCGCGAGCACTACGACGTTGCTCACGTTCCTGGTATTTACATTTCCCAGATGGTGAAGGTTTCCCCCCTGGTGTACGGCGACGCCGAGGTGCTGGTCACCGTGTCGGATTACAAGGGCGACGAAGTCACCCATATCCTCAAGCCCATTTCCGGCGACCGGCTGGCCGGATTCCGCGGCGATGCCGGCGTGTTTGGCGAGGAGTTCAAATCACAGCCCGACACGATGATCGAGAAAGCGGGCAAGGCCGCCGATCGCGCTGCTTTCCCCGGCCTCGACCTGGAAGGCATCGAGAAAGCCAAGAACAAGAACGCCGCGCCATTCGGCGGGCTGGATGCCCATTCCCACCTTGCCAACGTTTCGGCGCCAGCCTTCATGGATCGCCCAGGAGAAGCGTTGCACGTCCCCAACCGTATGCAGGTCGAGGTCAAGGCGCTGAATCATACCCAGGCTGGCATGCGGCTGCGCGGTTTGCTCGGGCGGGTGGTGGGCAGCGAGGACAGAGCCCGATTGGTCGAGTGGTACCCGGACGGCGTGCCGGAAGAAATGCTGCAGGAGGTGGCGGATCGGCTGGAAGGAAAAGGTTTGGAACAAGCGCCACGGTTGGCGATTGTTAAATGAATTCGGCCAGGTTGGAGCCTGGCCGAAAGGGTGCGGTGTGAAGACCGCTTGATGATTCAACAGCAGGGAGATTCTACATGAATACCGATTCGTTTGTCACTCTAGGAGGCCGCCATGTCAGCCGCCCCCGCGCATAAAGAGGAGTACCGCTACATGCCGCTCAAACTCAAAGGCGTGCTCGCTCGCCTGGGTATCCGCCAGGCCAAATGGGCCGCATCGATCATCCAGGAAGGACGTGGCGTGGAGGGCAGGCCGCTGTCTCTTTCCGCCTCTACCCAGATCATGAACTGGGGCACCTGGCCGAAGCTGACCCCGAAGGAAAGTATCCAGCGCCAGACCGAGCAGCTGCTGCGCGATCACGGCGTGGACGAAGTGGATATCGCCACGGTGTGGGACGAAGACCTCGAAGACCCCTACCGCGCTGCCCATCCTGCCGGCATCCACGTCGGCGTTAAGCCGGAGCGCCTGCACCCTGTTATCGAACCCCTGGAGACTGAAATGCTGTCAGCCAATGCAAAAACATTGTTCAAGATTTTCCGCGACCCTTTCATCGACGACGTGCAGAGCGCCGGTGACGTGTTCCTCTCCGCCGAGCAGCGCTACATCCGCGAGGCGATGTTCAGCACCGCCAAGCATGGTGGATTCCTGGCGGTGATCGGCGAATCCGGCGCGGGAAAGACGGTGCTGCGGCGCGACCTGATCGACCGGATCCAGCGCGAGTCGCAGCCGATCATCCTGGTGCAGCCGCGCCTGATCGACAAGGGCACACTGACCGCCGGCGCGATTTGCGAGGCGATCATCGACGATCTGCGCCCGGGGGAGAAAGTGCGCCGCAGCCTGGAAGGCAAAGCACGCCAGGTGGAGAAGCTGCTGATCGATTCCAGCCGGGCCGATAACGTCCACTGCCTGGTGATCGAGGAGGCGCATGACCTTTCCATTTCGACGCTGAAATTCCTCAAGCGCTTTTGGGAGCTGGAGGACGGCTTCAAGAAGCTGCTCTCGATCCTCCTGATTGGCCAGCCGGAGCTGAAGAACAAGCTCGACGAGCGCCAGCACTATGAGGCGCGCGAGGTGATCCGGCGCTGCGAGGTGGCAGAGTTGGTCCCGCTCGACCGGCACCTGGAGGAATACTTGACGCTGAAACTCAAACGCATCGGTAAAAACCTCGGCGACCTGTTCGACCCCAGCGCATTCGACGCCATGCGCGCCCGCCTGACCCGGAACAGCCGCAACGGCGCAGGCCAGAGCACCTCGATGGTCTACCCCTTGGTGGTGAACAACCTGACCACCAAGGCGCTGAACCTGTGCGCTGAGATCGGGGCCGACAAGATCAACGCTGACGTGATCAAGGAGCTATGACATGACAAAAATCCTGACTACCTACCCGGATGAATACATCGAGCACTGGGGCAATGTGTTCCTGGCCAACCCCATCGTGCGGCGTCGCGGTGTGCTGTTTACCGCCTTTCTGGTGGCGCCGGAGGAAATCCTAGCGGCGGTGGCCATGCCGCTACTGGTCGATCTTGATGAGCCCCTCCCGCTCATGCCGGCGCAGCGCAAGGTGCAGCATCGGCAGGATTGGGTGGAACTGGCGCGCACCGGTAGAACAGAGCCCCACCAAATAGCCTGGCTACACATGTTCAGTACCGCAAAGGAGCCGTCATGCACATCGCAATGAACACCTATGAGCGCCCGGTACCGCCGCAGAAAAACCCCCTCATCCTCGACGGCCTGCTGGCTGCGCAGCGTTGTTTCGACTGGCTGCAGGCGGAAGGCTTTCAAGTCCTGGGGCTGGATATCGGCTCACATGAAAAGCCCCTGTTATTGATCCAGACCTGCGCCAAGTGCGCCTGGCTGGGCCGGACTTACAAGGGATATGACTACAAGCTGTTTCCGGTGCAGGGAAGCCGCGCCACCATGATGCGGGTGGATATCTTCGGCTGCCGGGTCGAGTGGTGCGAGAGGGGGCACTGAAATGTTCAATCCATCCGATTTGTCTCAGCTTTCCGGCGCCGCGAAAACACTTCGCGGAGAAATACTGGAAATCCTCGCCGCCTCCCCGGAGCCGATGACCTGCCACGACATCATGCAGGTGAGTGTCTTGTGCCCGGACAGGGAGACTATGACCAGAGAAGTCTTCGCAATGAAGAAGGCCGGACTGGTCGAGCCCGCCGGCGAAATCAATAGCCCCGGATGCACTCGTCCGGTATGGCTTTATCGCTTATCCGCCAATGGAAACGCCCCGGTCATTGCAGAGCCGGATGCGCAACTGCCGTCGGCCCCAGCAGAAGACGAGGAGAAAACCATGCAAACCGAACCCCAAGCCGCTGCACCGCAACCCGCGCCCAAAGTCACCACTAAGGACATCCGCGACCTGGTGATCGCTCATCCCGGAATCAAGCGCGATGACGTCTATAAGACGCTGGTCTTTGCCGATGGCAGCAACAAGAAAAAAGTCGGCGACCTGATCAGTTGCTTGATCAGCACCAAGCACCTAACCCAATCCGATGAAGGCGGAATCAAGCGCCTGCATCCGGGCGAACGTCTTAACGATGCGCTGGGCCGCAAGCAGCAGAAAAAACCCAAGGCAGAAGCCAAGGTAAAAGCACCCGCCGCCAAGCTGCTCACTGGAGAGGAAGCCAAGCCGCTGCAGCAGGCTAGCGGCCCCACGAAGACGGCCCAACCGGCAGCCCAAGCGGCGGTTGCATCCGGTTTTAGATGCGCCCTGTTCACCGACGGGTCTTTCATGATGGATACCTCCTCGCATGGCCGCATCGAACTTACCCGGGAAGACACTCGCGAGCTGCTCAACTACATGGTCGGCGTTTCCGACTATGCAACGAATGACTTGAACCTATGAAAATGACCTGCCCAGCCTGCGGTGCAACTTCCAGCCTCGACGCGTTGCTCGGCCACGAAGCGGCACGCTCCATCCTCGTCCAGGCAATGGAGCAGACTCAGGTCGGCAAGCGCCTGATCCGCTACGCTGCCCTGTTCCGCCCACCGACCCGCCAGCTCTCCTGGGAGCGCTTCGCGTCCCTGATCGGCCCGGTGCTCGATATGACCCGAGACGCGCGGATCGAACGTGATGGGCGCACCTGGGCTGCGCCTACGGAGATATGGATTTCCTCCATTGATGAAATTCTTGCCCGCCGCGATGAAGGCAAGCTCACCCTGCCGCTCAAGTCTCACGGCTATCTGCTGTCGATCATCGTCGGGCAGGCCGGCAAGGCCGAAGCGACGGCGGAGACGGGCAAGCAAAACGCCGCCCGCGGCGTGACGCCGGTCGGCGAGCACGCCAGCCACCGCGATTTCAAAAAGCCGAAAAAGGCGGAGAAATCCAGCCCGGAAACGGCAAAAGCGGAGATGGAGAAGGTCAAGCAAGCACTCAAAAATAATGGAGAAAGCCAACCATGAATACCAGTTCACTGCTGACCCTGCTTTCCAATCATATCGGTGCAAACAACGGCATCACCGTTAAAGCCCTGGCCCAACATCTCGATTGCCCGGAGCGCGCGGTGCGCTACCTGGTCACCGAACTGCGCGACGAAGGCGTGGCGGTGTGCGGCAGGCCGAATACGGGATATTTCATCGCCGCCAATGCGGAGGAACTGGAGGAAACCTGCCAGTTCCTGCGATCGCGCGCCATGCACAGCCTGCACCTGGAAGCGCAGCTCAGAAAAACCACGCTGCCAGATTTGATCGGGCAGATGCATTTGAGGACGTGATCATGGCAAAAACAATTCATTACGATGATTTGAAACGGCTACACGACTGGGCGCGGATAGCGAAAGTAGGAAGCCGTGAATGGATTGAATTTGCCACCACGATGATGGATTCCTTTCCTGCGCTGTACGACAACGCAAAGGGAGTGAACGCCGAGCTGGCGCGTTTGCGCAGAGAGCTTGCGGATGTGCGCGAAATGATGGCTGGCGAGCCGCAACACTAAGAGATTTTTTTATCTTATTCAACCAAGGAGAACCACATGGCAAAAACCGCAACCCGCCTTAAAGCCAAGGCACAAATCTACGTCCCGCAAAGCAAGGATGACGCTGCTGCCGACATCCGCAAGATCGGCGACATCCAGCGCGAATCATTGCGCACCACTGCCGAGATGAACGATGCGATCGCCGTCATCACCCACAAGTACCAACCGACTCTGGATGCCCTGGGCGAGCAGATCAAGACCCTGCAAGAAGGCGTGCAAGGCTACTGCGAAGCGCACCGCGACGAGCTGACCGACGGCGGTCGCGTCAAGACTGCCAGCCTGATCACCGGCGAAGTGCAGTGGCGCCAGCGCCCGCCCTCGGTCTCGGTGCGCGGCGCGGATTCGGTGATCGAAACCCTCAAGCGCCTCGGCCTGGGCAAGTTCGTGCGCACGAAGGAAGAAGTCAATAAAGAAGCCATCCTCAACGAGCCGGACGAAGTGCGCGGCGTGGCCGGCCTGAATATCGTCACCGGCGTGGAGGATTTCGTTATCACGCCATTCGAGCAGGAGGTGGCCGCGTGAACGCCCCAGCCGTCCGCCCCGATATCCTGCTGCAGTCGGGTAATTACTTCGATTTCATCACCCCTTTCAATAACGAGTTCTATATCGAGGACATCGCCCACGCGCTTTCTCATGTGTGCCGTTTTGCCGGCCATACCCGCCAGTTCTATTCGGTGGCGCAGCACTCGGTGATGGTGAGCCACATCGTGCCGCCGGAAGATGCAATGGCGGGCTTGATGCACGATGCAGCCGAAGCTTTTCTTGGCGACATCACGCGGCCGCTCAAACAGCTTTTGCCGGACTACAGGGTGATCGAGGCGCGAGTCGAAGAGGCCATTTTCAGCATCTTCGGCATCTCGAACCCGCTGCCCAAGTCCGTGAAGCACGCCGATCTGGTGATGCTCCGCACCGAGCAGCGCGACCTGATGCCGGAGCATGACGACGAATGGGTGTCTATTAAAGGTATCGAGCCTCTACCTGAAACCCTCGATCCTTGGTCCTGTGAGGTTGCGGCAACCCTGTTCCTGCAACGCTATGAGGCACTAGGAGGTGTTGTATGACCAAGAAAGAAGCCATCGACAAAATCAAGAAGTGCCTGGCGCTCTCAGCCAGCAGTAATGAGCACGAAGCCGAGGTTGCGTTGCGCCAGGCGCGTGCACTGATTGAAAAGTACGGTATCGATGATGCTGAAATGCTGGCCAGCGGTGCCAGCGAGAGCTTTGCAAAATCAGGGGCAAGAACAAAGCCGGCGCAATGGGAATCTTCCCTATCTAGCCGAATTGCATGTGCATTTGGATGCGAGAAGTTATTTGTAGAAGGCTATGACGCAGGCCGGTGGGCATTCATTGGTTGTGGTCCATCTGCCGAGATCGCAAGTTATGCCTTTCAGGTGCTGGCGCGGCAATGTAAACGCGCCAGATCCGCACATATTAAGGCCAAGTTGAAGCGTTGCAGTCCGGCCACGACAGTTCGCCGTGCCGATCTATTCTGTGAGGGCTGGGTGTATGCCGTAGCTCACAAGATTGATGCGCTGGTGCCCAGCGAGCAGCAGGAAGAGGTGATCGAAGCTTACCTCACTCTTAATTACCCATCATTGGTCACATTTAAGCCGACCAACCGTAACGCCGGTCGCAGCCTACGCGAGTCTGATCATCGTGACTTTAATCATGGCCTAAACTCCGGCAAAAATGCTGAGTTGAACCGTGGCGTGGGCGGCGATCAACCGCTGGCTCTGGAGTAGGACACCAACGCAAACAGAGACCACAAAACCGTTTTTTAACCGCAGTAAACAAAGGAGCAACACCATGACCAAGCAAGAACTGATCGACCTCATCCGTGACAAAGCAGATCGTGTCCACGGCGCCGCTGGAGTCGGCAAAAAAACGGTGGAAGCCGTGCTGACATCCCTGACCGAGGTCGTGACTGATGCCGTTACCAATGGGGAAGACGTCACTCTACCCGGCATCGGAAAGCTAAGCGTGGCTGAGAAAGCCGCGCGCAAGGGCCGCAACCCGGCCACCGGCGCGGAAATGGACATCCCCGCCAAGCGCGTGCCGAAATTCAGCGCAGCCAAGGCGCTGAAAGACGCGGTGAACGGTTAAACCGCTTGCCAGAGGGCGTTAACCATAGCGCCCTCGAACAAGCTGTTTATAGGAGTGTTAACGATGAACTGGAAACCCCATACCGAGCATCCAAAACATGCGCCGCAGGCCGTGCTGATCGCCGTCGCCGACGGTGAAGGCGGCTATCTTCTGTTGTCGGATTTACACCTCTGGAACGGCTCGTCATTCGTCAGCGAAGAAACGGGAAAGCCGAACACCCAGGCAGAGTTCTGGTGGCTGAGTGAAATCGACGTGCTTGAAGGCCTGCCGGCATGAAACCCCGCACCGCCCCCGACATCCGCAAGCGCGAACTGGCCCAGATCCACGTGGCCAAGTCGCAGCTCGGCATCGACGACGACACCTATCGCGCCATGCTGTGGACGGTGGCGCGGGTGAATAGCGCGGCCGATTTGGATTGGGCCGGTCGCAAGAAGGTGATCGACCACCTCAAGTCCAAGGGATTCAAAATCAAGAGCCAGAGGAAGCCCGCTAAGGCGGCGTCTTCCCGGCCTATGGCCCAAGACCCGGAAGCCAAGAAAATCCGCGCCCTGTGGATCTTCCTGCATCAGCTCGGGGCGGTGCATAACCCATCCGAAGAGGCGCTGTCCTCCTATGTGAAGCGGATCACCAAGGTCGATGCCCTCCAGTGGATCAATGGCTACCAGGCGGAAACCCTGATCGAGAGCATGAAGAAGTGGGCGATGCGCTTCCTGCCGGAGCAGGTGAAATTCCTCGCCCAGGAACTTGTCGGCGCTATCAATTCCGGCGAGCTGCAACTGCCACCTGAAACTATCGTTGATCTACGTTGCACCGTCGCCACCGCCCAGCGCCGCCAGACCTTCGACCCCATGCAAACCGCCTGGGAAAACCTGACCAACGCCATGAACAAAGGGGGAAAGCCGTGACTGTTATTTCCTTGCTTCAGGAATTGGTGGGTACATCATGAGTAAAGCCGAGCTGCGGAGTAAAGGCCCAGAGCTGCTGCTCGACCTGGCCAGCCATGTCGCGGTTCAGGTGGCAGCTCTATGTGGGGTGTCGCCAGAGAAGGCCGAGGCTGTCGGTTTGGCTGTTGCTGATCAGATGTCTGGCCACTGGGGCGGTCAGCTTCTGTATTTCCCTAAAGGAATGGCCCGTAAGCTGTCCACCCGGGATATGGAAATCTACACCCGTTTCAACGGTAGCAACCATGCCGACCTGGCCCGAGAATACGATGTTTCGTTGCAGCATATTTACCGCATCATCAAGATAGTGCATGCGGGTGAAGTGGCGGCGCGGCAGGGCGGTTTATTTCCGGATCCCGACGAGGCCGAATCCTAA